AGCTTCTTGAGACATATAGAAGGCTTGTTTAGAATCTAAGTCTAAATCTGACTCAGTAAGGTTAGACCCATCTACATAATCTACTAATCTAACTGTATCACTTGAAGCTCTTTGAATAATTACCTTGTCTGTATTGACTACTGTAGGTGAACTAATAGTAATCTGCCCATCATTTACCCAAGTAAAAGTAGCAGAAGCTCCGTTAACAGTCGTAGTTACATGACTTCTACTTATAAAAGGGAAGGTTACTGCAAATGATTGGGTACTACCATCTGCTGTGTATACATCTTTTGCTCTAGCCATAGTTATCTAAAAACCTCATATAAAGGAGACTCATGTTCAATTTTTTGATTATCTTGTCGCAATTTTAATTCTCTAGCTTTTTTTACTAAATCTGGAAACTTATCAAATAGCATATCTTTAGCATCATTTTTTTGTGCTAATAAACTCTTTTTTAAATTTATTTGACTATCTAACTTGTTTGCTGTATTAAAAGCAGTGCTACCCATGTTAAGTTGTTTATTCAGATTACCCCATGTTTTACCGAAAAAATCTATTTGGTCATTAGATAAAGTAAGAGTAACACCATCCAGTTCCACAGTTCTAACAGTTCTCATATCTGTTAAATCAACTTTTAACTCTTGTACTTTTCTATCTACGTTACTATTGGTAACAGATGAAGGGGTTATAGGATTTATCATATTATTAAAACCACGCATTAATATATTTGTTTTATTGCCGGGATAATATTCTACATTACCTTCTAAGTCTCTATGAGGAGCTAAGGACATACTAAAGCCCGGAACATTCTTATAGATTGAATTCCGAATTTCAGCAAATAAATTAGCATCATCATCAACCCTACGAATTGGATCAATAGTTCTAGTTACACTTCTAAAAAGTGCTGATGCAAAAGAAATTGGAGGCACTATTTTAACCATGTCTTTAGCTACTTTTTCAGCCGTTCTCTGTGGGTCTTGACCCAAAAGACCCATTAAATTCGAAATCCCTTGCATATAAGCCTTGTCTTCAAGATTTCGTACTATCGCAAGAGTTATCATTCCTGCAGCATTTCCCAAATCATCCATAACTAGATCATGTAAACCTTCATCCATAGCTCTAGATATTCCATTCTTTAACATAACAGAACCTTGCCAATAATCTGCCATTAAACCCATAGATAATCCTACAGGATCAAGACGATTATAAGGAACATAAACATCAACATCACTATAAGGATTAATTTGATGTGGAATAACAAGAGAATAAGGTTTCCACCCTACTCTCCGTTGATTAGCATTAAGTTCTCTATCAGTTGGAGGAGCACCAGTAATAAGACCTAATTCAGCTAGTCCTAACATATTAATAGCTATCATGTTGCCTGTAGCCATCTTAGCTTTAGCCAGTTGTACTCTAGCTAAATCTTTAGAATTTAAATCATCATCAAGGCGTTTACTAAACCACCTCATAACAGGGGTTCGTTCTGCCGAAAACCTGACAAGATTAACCGGTGTTCTAAAGAAGGGTATATAGGCTTTTAGTGTTCCTTTTAAAAGGACACCTCCGGGGTGTTCGTAGTCTGTTTCAATCCATTGTTGAATCTTTTGACTTCTAGACCCTTGAGCTAAATCTTCTGTAAAGGTATTATATCGTGCCATATCTAGAGATTCCATATGAAGGTCTACCTCAGGGTCTCTTATAATAGCATCTACAGCATCATCATAATCCTTACCTTTTAGTTCTAAATTAGAAGCTCTACGGTGAGCAAGTGAGTGTAGGTGCATACGATAATTAATTGCTTTAAAAAATTCATCAGTGCTCATTAACATTTTAGTAGACAATCTAAGCTTATTACCTAACCAATCAGCAATCCTACCCATTTGTCCTCTTAAATCTAAATTAGAAGCTGACATGGATTTTTCATAAATATTGTAGGTATCTGTTTTAACAAACCTATCAGAAGGATTACCAGTTCTCCACGCTTTCATAGCTAACGAAAAAGCCTCTTGATAGCCTGCTTTAAGTCCGACTAACATAGCATGGGATTCACCCATAACTATCCTTCCATCTCCACTGCCATCAGCTTTTTGTCTACGAAAACCAAAGCGTTTAGTCTCAGGATTTATATGTTCTGCATAACGTCTTTCCATAACAGCTAAAATAGAAGCACTAGCACTACCAATCACATTAACAATTTGTGTTTTTGGATTCCATAAAAGACCTGTAATATATGCTTCTAACATAGCATCCATAGTTCTAGCCTTCCACCCACGCTTAACAAACGCTGCAAGCTTAAACGCACTGTTTTCTTCTTTAGATAAGTGGTGGATTGTAGAAATAAATTTGTCTAGATTATCTCTACCACCAAAAGAAGCTACAAGAGCATCTACTTGAGCTAAACGAGCATCTGCACCTTTAGCACTTATTTTCATAGCGTTTAATGCTCTAGCTACCTCAGACTTTACTCCCGAAACTTCTGCTTGTATTCCATGATGTATAAAAACGTGCTTTCTAACTGCAAGTGCATCAGAAGCTTTTCCAGACTCTCTAGCGATAGTTGCTAGTTCAACCATGTGTTCAGCAGAACGAACTAACATTCTTCTAGCTGCTAAAATCTTGGCATCAAGACCTTTAGTTGAGTGGTAGAGTTCATTAATATTTTTAATAGATGTTCCTGCGTGATCAGCTAATTCTTGTGTTTCTTTTTGAGTTACTCTCTCTTTACTTGCTCCACCAAAATTAGATACTGTCTCTAAGGCAGCTTTAACATCTTCAGTTGTTTTAATATTATCAAAGTTAATATCAGTCTTTTCTATTGTTGTTCTGAAGTCTTCATTGATAAGAGCTTCAGTTAGCTCATCTAAATCATCTGGCCTTACTTTAAGATATGGAGATTGAATTCCTCTGTCCGTAAAAACTTTAGGCATTTCTGACTTAGGCTTCGGAATTCTTGTCCGTTCATCAAGTCTTTTAGGTTTACTTACCTTAACAGTAGCAACTTTTCCATCTTTTGTTTTTATTATTGTAACTTCATCAAAATGTTCTTTAGCTAAAGCTTCTAGCTCCTCCGGTGTAAACCCTTTTTGAAAGTTCTCTGTTCCTCTATTTGGAACTCTGTACCCATCTTCGGGGCTACCTTCAGTAAATTCTTTCCAAGTATCTTTTTTAGCTGCATTTATATCTTTATCACTTCTAACAGAAATGTATCCTACTCCATCATCTGCCATAGAAGAAGCCATATCAACCATAGCCTGAGTTCGATTCTTAGCTCCTGCTATAACATTTAGTACAAAATTAGATACAACTGTTTTATAATTTTGTTGACCCAACACACTACGATCTGAACTAGATTTAAAATTAGGATCGTAATGGGTAGCCTTGCCTTTTGTGACTGTATCTAAGAAATCACTATCAGGGTTTCTAGGGATCGTTTTTCCTTTACTTGTTGTTTGTGCTCCATCTTGTCCAGAACCATAATGGAGAGTGTCTCCCTCAAAATCTAGTTCTTTAAAATTCTCCTCTTTACCTGCACTTTTACCTGCTTGTTCCATTGGTGTACTGAGTTTATTCTTCTTTCTACTTAAAGCAGTGTTTACAGAATTTTCATTTAATCGAGTTTCAAGTGCTTCTGTCTCAGGTATCTCAGAAGCATCAGGTAAATCTGATTCTGCATTTAAATTGTCTGCTTTATCTTTGCTAGTAACTTTTCCTAAGTCTTCTTCAGTAATTCCTAAATCTTTTTTACCGCGCTCCCTAGCTCTATTGATTTTCCACGTTCTCATAGCTTCTGCCATTTTTTCAAACGTAGCTGCAGTTACTTTAAACCCCCCAGTAACTAACGGTTCTGCCACGATACCAAGGGCAGCACCAACAAAAGCATTTTTAAAACGGTTAAAGACGGCAGGGTCATCCACATTAGTTCCAAGGTAATCCAAAACCAAGGATTGCAGTTGAGGATGCGAGTCAAGCTTCGAGCCAAGCCAGTTAGCAGCATTAGGATCATTAGGATTAAATCCTGCAAAGTCAACAGGAGCACCGGCAACAGTACCTTTTGTAATAGACTGTCTAAGTTTACCACCTTTTTGCACCCACTTTAATTTATTTACTTGCCCCAATACTGGTATAAAACCAGTAAGAAACTGTGTTGTACCTCTTATTAATGTACCAGTAGTGCTTTTTTGTTCTTCAACAACTGGAAAAGGAGTGTCATCTATTGGGTGTCCTCGTAAGTCATCTGAGAGTTCTTTAACTCCATGTGGTAATCTATCATTTATCCATTCAGCCTTATCATTCAGTCCTAAAAACTTCCACATTTCATTTCCAAAATCGGACACACCACCAGTAACAGCCCAAGGAATCTCACCAATACCTTGCCCAACATCATTCCAAAAACCTTTATTTATTGTTTCATTATCTTTATCTACTTGTTTTCTAGTATTTTGGATAAGTTCTGTCTTAGGATCATTAGCTGTTATCCTATCTTCAATATAACTGCTTTCTTCTTTATCATTAGTCAAAGCTATTCTCCCTCCTCATCATCACCAAAAAGCCAATCTCCTAGCCCCGTAAATATGCCACCACTTCTTTGATTCTTTTTTTCTATTACTATATCTGGTTTTTTAGGTCTGTATTCTTCTTTAGCACTAATTCGTTGAACGTGCTCAGAAACAATACTATTCCAAGATTCTAAGAATTCACTAGAAGCAAAGTTGAGACCACTCTCCATTAATTTTTGTGTTGTGTCCGACATTACTTCAGTTAATTCACTATAAGCAGGAACAGTTCGTGCTAGATTCATTTCCTTATCACCGGGAGTATGAGTAAACTCAGGGTCTTTCAATAATTTGCCCAACATTTTTCTCTGTTGGTACATAGAATTAGCATAAGGTTTAGCGGCAGAACTATAAAAAGAATTAAATTTTGTATTTAAATCTGCATATTCATCAGGATTAATTAACTTAGCATCTAAATGTTCTTGGATAACATCATGTGTGATTGATGCAGCCCTAGTTTGAACACCTTGCATAAGTTTTCTATAAGATACACCACCATCTCCTGTCCATCCCCCCTTTAAAAATGCAGTGTTAGCTGCCTTAAGAGTAGTCATGTGTTTTAATGTCAGACCGTCTTTTTCCGCTAAGTCAGCTATTTCACTTAAATAATCTTTTGGTGGTGTGTTTAAATCTTGATGACTTTTTATCATATTAGCCAATAAAATTGAAGCGTTTTTCTTTTGAAAAGCCAAAAGCTTTGCTGCTGAAATTTTTTCTTTATTAGTATGAAAAGTAGTGTAAGCTTTATTAGCTGAAATCTGTGCCTTTTCTGCTGCTCCTCCATATTCACTATCATAAATTAATTTAAATCCTGATGGATCGGCAGTGTAAACATGATTTAAAACCTCAGGAATAGGCTCTCCAACTGAATCAACTCCTGATAAAGCAACTTCTTGAATTCTTTCAAGCCAAATCCCTCTAAGTTCTGATTGAGTAAATTTAGTGGTTCTTAATCCCCTTCTAATAAACTCATTATAATCTTGTAATTGAATTAAAGCGGGTTGTTTTTTTGTTGCAACAACCTCACCTTTTTCATTCACAGTTGTATCAAGTAATCGCATCTCTTTTTTCTTTCTAATATTATTAGAAATTAAAGACCTAAGCGTTGTTTTTTGTTCGTCTGAAAACTGTTTATTAACTTGACCTACATAATTACTTTCTAATTTATTTTTAGTAGATTGAATCGCCTTAACCATAGCTTCTTTAAATTCAATAGAAGCATCCCCTACTTCATTTACTTTATTCTCTACAATACCATCTAATAAAGAAGAATATCTTAAAACTCTAGTAGACATATCACCACCTTCACGTTCAATACGCGAAATTAGTGAGGATTCCGCAACTTGTAAAATTTGTGAAATAGCTGCTCCTTGCATATCTCCTCTAGCAGTATCATATTCTTTTATACCCTCCTCATAATATCCATCAGGAAGGTCTTCTTCTAATCTAGCTAACAGAGCAGCTTGTTTTTTTTGTTTTTCTTTAGTTCTTATTTTAGTTTGTTCATATAGAGTACCTACACCTTGACTAAATGTTGCTAACGATTTAACTAATTGATCAGCTGCAGTTATCGACTGTATTCCGGGTCTATTGGTTGCTATCACTGGATCAGGAGATATAGAAGTAATGTCTTCAGGAATATTTCTAGAAGACCGTAAAGCATCAATAGTAGCCATTAAGCCTCCTTCCCACTAGACATTCTCTCGTATTCACCCTTAATTTCATCACCATGTTTTCCAATAGCACCTAAAATAGCTAAATTAACATTACCACCAAAAGCATCTGGAATAGGTAATGCAGCAAGTTGAGCACCTGTATTGTAAATATTTATTTGTCTTCCAGTGGATAGTTGTGATTTTAACGTAGCTAAATTTCTATTCATAGAAAATTTGGTTTCTGCTTCTCTACGTTGAGAGTCTCTTAATAAATATTCTAAATTATTACTATCAAATTGAAGGGGGTTTTGAGCAATAATACTCGCATACTCAGCTCTACCTTGACGAAAAGCTTTATCAACTTTTTTAGCTGTTTTTACAGTTTCTTGAGCTTCTTGCTTTAAAGAAGAAACTAATTTTTGTTTAAGAGATTCTCTTATATGTTCAGATTGTACTCGATTGGCTGCGTGTTGTTGGTTCGCTCTTTGTGTACTAGCAGTAACACCCTGTCTTTCTTTTTGAATATCTGTTGCTATTTTCCCACCGAGCATGACTGCTTCTGTACTACACATGAGCTATCCTGCAAAATTCGTAGAATTTAATATTATTTACCATTGTTTTTCCTATAATTTTAAAACCACACCATTTAATCCATCTAATATGTAAAGTGTTTCTACTATCAATTATATTATATAAATGTGGATATATAGTATTTAATTTAATTACTTCTTGTTTACATTGTTTTAAGAACACTTGTTTAATATCTACTAATAAATCACTACCTAACATCCATACAATACCAGATAGTTCATCAGACGGAACAACACCAAACATAGCAACTGGATCACCATGTCCATTAACAATAGTCCTACAAACTGAACTTTGTAAATAACCCACGCATAAAGCTTTTTCTGAGGTTAAACCTAAAGTTTCTACTTCTCTTTTATCGGCTTCTCTAAGTTGTGGAAACAACTCTACAACATCTAAAAGTGTGCTTTTTCTATGATGGGGTTTTACATAATCTTCAAATTTTACCAAAGACATTCTCCTCTCCTCAGTTTACCCCAAACTACCTTGTCTATAGTTAGACCTGCTTATAGACCTAACCACATAATTTCCTTCCCAATCAGCTCCTGTAAACGCACAAGGTAAATACGAATCAGAAATAAGTTCTATTTTTAAACGTATTGCATCAGCAAGTATCAACTTTTTAAAATTACCAGTTTCAAATGGAACTTCTCCTACTTTATTTAATGGCGAACCAAGAATTCTACCAGTAAAAATATGGCTAAACGCAGCTCTACCGGGAGCTGTAATTTGCAGTTTCAAAAAACCAGTTTTAAAGTAGTTAATATTAAACTTTCTAATTTTTAATATTCCACCAGAAAGTGAACTCATTCTTCCTGCAACTTGTGTTTTAATAGTAGGCTCAGTAAACTCATACAAGAACTGATATTCTTTA